AGATTTGTATAATAGACAGCTTAACGGGTGCGACCGCTGAACAAGCAAGTACATTCCTCTCCGTTGCGAACTATATGGGTGTAGCTACTGACGTTAGTACTGTAGCATTTGCTAAATTTGCGAAGGCTGTATCTAACGCACAGGATAAAATGCAAGTTGCATCCGCAGAAGGTAAACTAGCTACTGATATGTTCAGTCGGCTAGGTGTTAGCATTGATCAGATTGAGGGTAAGAATACCCTCGAAGTGTTCAAAATCATTCAAGACCGATTAAGGAACATGAAGGATGGTGCCGAGAAGACACGGGTTGAAATGGAACTATTCGGTAAAACCGGATACCAACTTCACGGAATGCTGAATATGTCAGCAGATGCCATGAAGCAAGTCGAGGACCGTGCAAGAGCAATGGGGCTCATCATCGATGATGAAGCTGCGAGAAAGTCCGCCGCCTTTAATCGTCAGTTGAAAGATATGGAACAGACCGGCAAGCGATTGGCTATTATGATTGGCCAAGAACTTTTACCGGTGGTTATGGAATATGCACAAGGTGCAATCGATTTAACGAAGTCTTATAGTAATCTAGCTACAGAGCAAAAGGAAGCTATCTCAGGCCTTATTAAATTCGGTTTAGAAGCTAGTATAGCAATCACAGGAATTCAATCCATCACAAGTGCGTTGAAGTTTATGCGATTGGCTACTATAGCAGCTGCCGGACCTTGGCTTGCATTAGCAACTGCTATCGGCTTAGCCGGTAAGGCGTTACTAGATTATCGTTATAAGGAACAGACCAAAGGCACAGACCTAGGTGTTGACGTTAACGGTCTTAGAGCTCATAAGAACTTAAACGCACCTGGTACGAGCTCCTCTTACATGGCTAACCATGACGGGCGGTACTGGGTTGAGGATAGTTCACTCTTTGGGTTAATTAAGAACGATCGTCTAGCGACAAAAGATGAAGGGGCTCAAATCGACGCTGCTATTAAGGCTAAGGAAGCGGCAGACGCTGCGAAGAAGAAAGCCGAAGAGGAGCAAGAGAAACTTCAAAAAGAAATCGATGACGCTAAGAATGGTCTTACCAATAACGATGTACTTAATAAGTTGGGCGGTGACCTTTCAGACGGAGCTAAGGCGCAAGAGAAGGCGGCAAAAGAACAAGCACAAGCGGCAGAAAAAATGTCGCAAGCAGCTGACCGATTAACCGACCTAATTAAATCCTTAACGCTTCAATCCTTAGAGATTGACGGTAGTCAATATGAGATTGACAAGGCACAAGCTAGAAATCAATTCGACTCTAACACTAAAAATATACTCAGCATCCTACAAAGTGCTGCAGGAATAAGTAGCTCAGGTAGTGCCTCCGGTGTACTAGAAGCGGCTAATGCACAACTTGGTAAGGCTTACGTATTAGGCGCAGATGGTGACTGGGCCACAGACTGTGGCAAGTTATTTGCAGACAGCGTAAAGGCTACGTTCGGAAAAGACGTGCCTAGATACGTACCATCTATTATGGATGCAGCGGCAGAAGCCGGAGCATGGCACCCAGAAGGTGACGGATATATTCCTAAAGCCGGCGATGGCGTAGTCGTACTTGGCGATAACCATATCGTTATTGCTGACGGTAATGGCGGGTATACAGGGGCTAACTCTAGTACAGGGGTAGTTGCTAAGCAGTCTATCACAGGGGACTTTGGAGCGATTACAGGTTATGTAGATACATCTAAACTTGCCGGTATATCCGGAGGTAGTACTTATTCACAAGCTAATGCTAAAGCGTTGGCTAACTCCAACCTAGTAGCAGAAGCTAAGGCTAAGAATGAGGAAGTGTATCAAAAGAAACTCGAAGAAGCTGACCGTAATCAAAAAATCCGTGTACGTAAGATGAACGAGGAAATCTCAAAACTTGACCTTGAACGCACAGGCGATCGCTTGCAATTACTCAAGACAGAAGCCGAAGCACAAAAGGCCCAAATCGACGATAACGTTCGTGAGTACACAAAGGCAGTAGGCGATAAGACATTAGCTGAAAAGAGAGCTAATGCCGAGAAGCTAAAGATTACTGCTGATACGGAACAGAAAATCAGAGAGTTAGCATATACGCAACTCAACGAGGATTCTGAACGTCAATCTAACTTAGTAAGGCTTGGACGGATATCTCAATCGGATGCAGACCAAGTACTTAATGAACAGTTGCGAGCATACATCGAATTCGCTCAACGAGAACTTAATGAAGCTCAGCTAAGCGCTACTCAACGCTTGCAAGTAGAAAAGAACCTCGTTGAAGCTCAGCAAAAGCTATGGGAAATGGCCGGACGTAACTTACGTACTAGCTTAGCAGAAGGTGCTAGACAGTATAACCAACAAGTCACTAACTATGGAGACCTAGCGAAGTCTACCTTCGATAGTACGATGAGCAGTATTAACTCCTCATTTACTAGCCACTTGGAAAACATTGCTACTGGTGCTGAGTCATTCGGTAAGGGACTAAAGAATATCTTTAAAGATATTACAAATAGCATTATTAAAATGCTTGTTAACCTATCATTCCAACAGTATGTACAACCAAAACTACAAAGCCTATTTGGCGGAGTGGTAAGCGGTCTTGGTGCTATTGGCGGTGGCGGTGGTACATCGTCATTTAGAAGTGGTGGCTCTTTCAGCTCCGCATTTACCGGCAACAGTATGGGTAAGTTCGCGAGTGGTGGTATCGCTCCTGCGGGTATGACCCTTGTTGGTGAAAATGGTCCAGAACTCTTACAGTTCAACTCTTCACATCGTATTTATAACGCAAGCCAAACACGTAAGATGATTGGCGGTGAAGGAGCTAGTAAAGTAACGGTTAATATCATCAATCAATCTGGCCAACAACTAGATAGCCAACAACAAGAAACTAAGTTTGATGGCGAACAAATGATAGTTGATGTAGTCGTATCCAGTCTCATGACAAACAAAGGAGGTATGCGTGATGCCATTAAGGCAGCCGCAGTATAGCGTATGTTAGAATTTCCAAACATAAGATATCCGATATACCCTATCGATGAAACTACACCCGATGTGACTCGTAAGGCTCAGGTGGAAAACATGACGATGCTAACACATCGTAAGACTACAAAAGCATTACGATCATATTCAGTGAATTATAAGATACCGACTTCGGAATATATCAAGCTAAGGAATTTCTTTGACCAGGTTAATACTGCAGAGATATTCCTTTGGACACATCCGGAGACACGGGCGAAGGTAAGAGTACGGTTTGCTGACCAACTCCACTTCTCCGCTAGTGATTATGGTATATGGAATGGTTCTATTCAATTACAGGAGGCTTAGATGTTAACGCTATCAACTGCATCAATCATCGAAAAGAATAAGATATCCTCCACTGGAGCATGGGTAATGGCTATTGAACTTCACCATCCGGAAGGGAATATCCTCCTCGTGAATAACACTGAGGACTTAACCTTAGCGGGTAAGAAGTACACTGCCTTCCCATTCAAGCTAGAGGATATCAACGAGGACACTAAGCAGATGCCTAACGTTAAACTCTCTGTAGCGAATGTAACCGGGACTATCCAACGGTTAGTAGAAAAGAATAAAGGCCTCACAGATTGTGAGGTCAATATTCGAATATTCAATACTAACTTACCGGACATTATTGAACTAGAAGAAACGTTCATCATTAATGCATCCCAATCTAAAGCAGACTGGGTAGTGTTCACATTAGGCACAGACTTCTCATTTTCTCGTAGGTTCCCACCTGTTCGAGTGATGAAAGACTACTGTCCTTTCAAATTTAAGTCTGTAGAGTGCGGATACAAAGGGTACGCACAATCATGTAACAAAACTCTAAAACGCTGTCGTGAGTTAAATAACAGCGTTAGATTTGGCGGTGAGCCAACAATACCACAAGGGGGCATATATGCGTCTAACTCTAAATAACCTAGTAGGGACTCCGTGGAAAGAGTTGCCTTGTTGGGAGCTTGTGGTAGAGGTGTACAAGAGAGCCGGTATTCAACTAGAGCCATACGCAATGTATTGGCCAGATATGAACTCTCCCTGGCACGAAGTCAAGGAGCCGGAAGTAGGGGACATAATTGTCATGAACCTCTACGGTAATAATGCTGATCATATCGCAGTATATGTAGGCGAAGGTAAGATGATACATTCTACCGAATATGCGGGCGTGTGTATCGTACCAATGGACAGATTAAGAAAACGTATATTTGGAGTGTACAGGCACAAGGAGGCTCAAAATGATTAGATTAGTAATTGCTCGAAACCCATTCGACCTTACCACTAGACAAGAGACTCTTGTGCCTTTTGTTGAAGGTAAAAAGCTTAACCAATATTTCACTGAACCAGGTGAATGGGTGTACTCCATTAATGGTGAGTTAGTAGATGATACCGCATCACCTACAGACGAAGCCTATGTAGTGGTATTACCTAAACTTGAAAAGCAAGCATTCGCTATTTTGTTATCTATTGGCTTATCTATTGCAACTGCCGGTATCGCCTCCGGTGCGATATTCGGTATTACAAGCGTATTAGGTCGTACATTAGCAGCAATGGCTATCGGTATGATTGGTAACGCGATCATATCTAAGATAGCTACACCTAAGACAGATAACTCTAATACAGAGCAGTCCGCTACCTATGGGTGGCAAGGTGCACAGACTGTTATTGGCCAAGGTCATCCTTTAGCTATTACCTATGGTAAGTGTAAAAGTGCGGGTATGCTTATATCTCGCCACGTAACGAGCGACGGAAGTAAGCAATATCTTAACCTATTATACTGTGCCGGAGAGGGCCCTATTGACGCTATAACGGACGTTAAATTAAATGGTAACCCTATCGGTAACTACAAGGAAGTTCAACTTGACGTAAGACTTGGCACAAATAACCAAGAGATTATCCCTAACTTCAATGATAACTATGCTGACCAACCTTTGACGTATGAGCTTACCAACGACTGGTCAATACATCAAACGCAAGGTAACTTATCTACCGCGCTAGAGGTTACTATTTCACTTCCTAACGGTTTGTATTATTCAAACGACCAGGGCGGACTAAGCGAAACCTCAGTCACTATTGAAGGTGGCTATCGCAAAGTTGGTTCTGCAGAGTGGATACCATTACCGATTAGTAACAATGGTGGCCAAAGTGCCATGCTTGAAAAGACAGATAATCGTTGGTTTAAGCGGAACAGTCATTCAAGAACATCTATCGATAATAGTCAATATACTGGTGTTATCAAGGATAGCTCGAATAAAGCTATCTATCGTGTGTTCCGGTTCGATGTAAAGGAACCAGGACAATATGAAGTCCGTATGCGGTGTGCACATAAGGACGGTAATTCTAACCGGCATGTGAACAAAGTATATTGGTCACAGTTAACTCAGATTGTATATGACGACTTTATTCATCCTGGTAAGGTGCTTATTGGTATTAAGGCTCTAGCGACTGACCAATTGAATGGTAATGATCCAAACGTAACATGGATACAGGAGCGCAAAACAGTATGGGTATTTAATACCTACACCGGGGCGTATGAGTCTAAACCGGCTAATAATCCGGCGTGGGCATGTTATGACATCCTTCACCATTGTCGTAAGATTGGCGATGAGTATGTAGTTAAAGGTGCTCCTCGTGAACGCTTTGTATATGACGCATTTAAAGCGTGGGCAGATAAGTGCGAAGAAAAGCATATTACATTTAACTACATTTACGACAATGCTAGCCAAGTATGGGATGCACTTAAATACGCTGAGAATGTAGGCAGAGGAAAGGTAATACCTTTAGGTACTCGATTCAGTTGTATTTACGATTATGCGGCTACACCAACTCAGTTATTTACTGTAGGCAATATCAAGATGGATTCATTCATGGAAGAGTTCCAGGCTACATCATCTAGAGCAAACGCTATCGAGGTATCCTTCCTTAATAAAGCTAAGGACTACGAGCGCGATGTACTGCCCGTGTTCAGTGAAGAGTATGACGTGACTACATCCCTTGCTAGTCCGGCGCAAGTTGAACTCATGGGGTGTGTGGATGTAGACCAAGCCTACAATTACGCTAAACACTACCTAAGAGCGAATAAATACGAAGTGCGAACTTGTACTTTCGAGGCTTTCACAGACGCCATCGCGTGCACGATAGGGGATGTAATCCTATTACAGCATGATGTGACAGACTGGGGACAAGGTGGTCGTGTAGAGTTTGCTGTAGGCAATAAGGTAATCCTTGATAGAGAGGTTACTTTTGAACAAGGTAAGACTTATAGGCTCATGGTGCGTAACGCTAAAACGGATGCTTTAGAGTCTTACGACGTAACTGGTGTAACCGGTAAGACCTTAACGCTTGCTAGTAATGCAGTTATTCAGACAGACGATTTATACACCTATGGTGAAGCTACAAAAGAAGCTAAGCCATTTAGGGTATTATCCATTAGTAAGTCTAACTCTGAAATGACACGTAAGATATCCTGTATCGAATACTACCCTGAGTTGTACGCTGGTGATGATGGATCAGTGCCAATCATCGACTACACAACGAAGTCTGACGTGATTAAGGTTATTAACCTGGTCTTAATTGCTGACGTCAAGACCTTAAAAGACGGTACTGTACTTTGTGATATCAATGGTACTTGGCAACTACCTAGGGATAAAGTGGCCAAAAATATCATCGTCTATTACAAGCCTGTTACTGCTAAGGAGTGGCAACAGTTCAAGGTATTAGACGGTAGTGCTACTAGCGTGACTATCCCAAGTGTAGCAACGGATGTCAACTATGACGTTAAGATTGTATGCACAAATAATACTGGTGCTGCGTATGAAGGTGTGGAGCGTGCAGTGTATGTGAGTGGTAAGGAAATACCACCGGCTACACCTAAAGGCTTTAAGGTAACGCAGGACGCAGTAAATAGTAGCGTACTTCACTTATCATGGGAACCTAATACAGAGGCTGACCTACATGGATACACGCTATATGACGGTAACGATGTAGTCCTTATTAAACATATAGGAGGCACATCCTACTCGTACTTCATTCCTAATACTGGTAATTACTCATTCAAGCTATCTGCTATTGATACATCTGGTAATGAAAGTGGTAAGGCTGAGGCTCGTATTACAGCAAGCGTGTCCGCTGAGAGTGTGGCTACACCTAAAGCACCGGCTCGCGGTGAGGTGAAAATCGGTAAGACGATCACTGCTGCATGGGACCCAGTCGAGAATACATACATCGATTACTACGAAGTTCGACTTGATAGTAATGTTGGCCAGTCCAATAACCTATTGGCCAAGACTACAGATATTCGCTCTGAAATTAAGTTATCGGCTCGTAGAGGTGCGGTATTCGTTTACGCACACAATCCTGTTAAAGGATATGGTCCGGCGCTAAGACTTGACTATAACGCAGTAGTGCCTAAAGCCCCGACGAATGTCAAAGTAAAAGGAAATATTACAGGCGTTAGTGTGGTCTTTGATAGCATACCGGATACTTGTGTAGGTGCTAATATCTACATCGGTACAGAGAAGTATTTTGTTACTACAAACGTAAATATGATACCGCATGACCCAGGTGTATTTGATGTAAAAGTTGCCTACGTCGATGTGTTTGGCGAAGGTACATACTCCAATATTATTGGTAGCTCTGTACCGGCTAGTATTGACCCGGCTTTAATTGACAAGGAATCTCTTGGCATTAAGGCTATGGACGATAAGATTAAAGAGCTCACAAAGACTGCTAATGCATATTCTACTCAAGTTAAAAACTTAACTACTAATATGGCAACTCAATTCAGCCAATTAGAAGACGGTATCGACTTAAAATTAAAAGCATTAAATGGTGATGAGTTAGTTAGTCGAATCAATCTGAGTTCTGCAGGAACAAGAATTGATGGTAAGTTGCTTCATGTAACCGGTGATGCTCTGTTTGACAATAACATCATTACTAAACAGATGCTCGCTGCTAAAGCCGTGTCTGCAGATAAGATGGACGTCGGAGAGTTAAGCGCGATCAGTGGTAACTTAGGTACTGTAACTGGTGGCAAAATCATCGGTGGCGTACTTCAAAATAAAACTGGTACATTCAAAGTTGATGCTAACGGTAACATCGTAGGGGCCAATATTACCGGCTCACGTATTGATGCTCAGTCTATCATGCAAGCCGGGTTTAAAATCAGAAACATTGATGTACAAATCTACAAAGTACGTCATGGTGACTGGTGTCCACTCCTAGAAGGCTTTACAGAGTCTCAATGTACGTTTATTCCTGTGGGATATAAAATGACTGAAGATTATAGTGACGTAACAGGTGGTACTAGAGAGGGGCGAGAAAAATGGGCTATTGCTAATGGGCGAAGAATTGATGATTGCGCAATATATTTCCAGTCTAATATATCGAGCGAATATCACGATACTAAGCCAACCATTGGATTAAATGGTCGTAAGGCTGTTTGTCAATCACTATGGTATAGTGCTTACCACAACCGGGATGATGATGGCTATCATCATCATATCTCCTTTGGGGAACTATACGTTCTCGTCATTGGTAAAAAGTAGTGTTACAAACCATAGATTAGACGATAAAAAGGAGGACATATGGTCGAACAAGATTTAACACTCCACGCTGGACAAGACTTTTCTATCAGTTATGTTGTACCGCCAGATAGCGATATGACGTTAAGTCAATATAAAGGCGCTTGTAAAATTCGCAAGCGCCCATATGACAATATGATATTAGAGTTACATTCTGTGGTAGAGTCTAAACAGGTAAGGTTTTTTATTTCTGGCCAAGAGTCAGCGGAGAAGAAAATAAAGGGTGGCGATTATATCTACGACGCATTCCTTTATAACGATGAACACTGGCTAAAGATTGGTCAAGGTACGATTACGATCGTGCCGGATATTTCTATGCATGATTAAAGGGGAGGAAACTTATCATGGCAGATAACACATTAACTTTGAAATTTGATGAGACCTCAGCAATGGCCATTGCTGAGAAAATAGGCGAAAAAATTGTACTACCCATCGTTGATGGGGCAGGTAAATCTGCTTATGCTACCGCAGTGGCTCACGGCTTCAAAGGTTCTGAACAAGACTGGTTAGATAGCTTACGTGGCCCTAAAGGTGACCCAGGTGATAAAGGCGACCCATTTAAATTTAGCGACTTTACACCGGAACAACTTAACGCACTTAAAGGTAAGAAAGGTGACCCAGGTAACCCTGGCAGTGCTGAAAAAGCAGCAGAACTTTTGAAAAATAAAAACGTGTACTTGCCTGACGCAAGCGTAGATACAGTATTGGCTAAGCTAGTAGAGATTTTAGGCGATACTATCCACGTGGAATTCAAACAGCTCGAATACTTCCAACCTGTAGCCGGTCAAGAGTTCTTAGACCTTAAAGGTGAACCACACTTTAAAGTATCTGTAAACGGCGGCGAAAAACGTGTATTTGAAAGTGATAACATGCGTGTTCCTATCAAAGCGTTTGGCGAAGATGATATCAAAGTATCCTACTTTGACCTTGCAGACCGTGAAGTAGGCGTTATCTCTATCAAAGGCCTTGAGTCTACTGTGGCTGATGATACTTACACAGACGCAACAGGGGCTAAATTCACTAAATTCGGTAAGAAATTAGTGTTACGCTTGAGTGGTTATAACGGCGATTCATTCAATTGGCTTGGTAAATGGAATAAGCAAGATATTGAAACACTTGAAATTATCAGCGATGCGAAGAAAACAATCGTTGATAATGGCTCTACAGGTTATAAATATGAGGGCTTAACATTTATTGTAAAACAGCCTAATAATCTTGGTTTTAGCACTAGTTCCGGTCAAGGTACAGTAACTGTGAATACTTTGGAAAGAACCATTCAAGTACGCCTTGATAATTCTTCTATTCAATATAGAGATTGTCTCTTATAAACATCTGACGAGGCCGAAGATCTTACCCTTTTAGACATCGGCGTACGTACAAATACTAAAAAAAAAACAACCAA